AGGCGATGGAGACTGCCGAACGCGCCCGCCGTGTGCAGGCCGCGAAGGAAAAGGCCAAAGCCGTGCTCGCCAATCTGAACGCCAACCGTGACGCCAAGATGAAGTTCGATGAGTCCATTCTGGCTCCCATCAACGCTGACATTGAGGCCGGTAAGTACACCGAGAAGGTGAACTCCGACGGGCTGTGGATCGGCGATGCCGAGGTGGAGCGCGATGTGAAGTGCGCCGCCATGAGCGAGCAGGAGAAGATGGACGCCAAGGCCAACGAGGCCAAGCAGACCACCTTCATCCTTGACAAATTCAACAATGCCAAGGGCGAGCAGCCCCAGGGCATCGAGGCCATTCTCGCTGGTCTCGACAAAATTTAAAGGAGAGTGAGCAAGAATGGCTTTCATTGAGAATACTGCTTTTGAAGCCCGCATCGTCAACGACCGCTTTGACGATCTGGCGAACATCGCCGGTAAGTATCAGGAAGAGGGAGCTCCCCTCGATTGCTCCGCTGGCCTGCTTTGTCGTCGAACAGGCCGGTCTGATTGCGAGGGCTTCCCCGGCATCCAAAACGAAAATTCCTGGATTATGGAACCGCTTGGTTCCACCGCAAACATCGACGTTCCCGTGTACGCCTGCGATCCCCACGACTGGCCGCTGATCGGCAATGGCCGCAACCTGTGGGCTGTGGGCGTTGAGACTCTGGGTCTCGGCATCCCCTCCGGTCGCTACGGCTCTTTCCGCCGCATCCACTTCGATAACGTCTCCGTTTATCGTTTCGGTATCGGCAACCTGAGTGCGGCGCTGGGTGACAACAAGTTCTTCACCATCGCTAACGGTCTGCTGGTTCCCACTGCCGACGTTCCCACCGATGCTGGAAGCATCTACTTCGAGCTTCGCGGCACCGGCAACTTCACCGAGGGTACTACCGCCAGCTTCCAGTACGTCGATGTCGTGGCTTGCCGCGTCTCGGTGGCTGCGTAATCGGAAGGAGGTAAGACATAATGAAGCTTTCTATGAACAGCATCAACCCCGATCTCTTCCGGGTTTCTGCTTCTGACTCCGTGGGTAAGGATCAGGGCCGCGCCAACATCGTTGCCGCCGGTCGTCTGCTCGCCTACGAGTACGCCCGCAAAGGCACCAACGCCCTGCGCACCGCGCTCGGCAACAAGGACAACCAGCTCGCCGCCGCGATGACCGACGCCGAGTATCGAGAGATGAACTCTAAGTTCCAGTCCGCACACCTCGTGTACGCCGCGAACATGGCCGATGCTATGCTCGGCATGGTCGGTCCCAAGGACTTCGAGGAGTTCAAGAAGAACGGCCAGCGCTACGTCAAGAACGACACCTTCCTGAAAGTCCTCATGGGCATCTATCAGGAAGTGCTGACACCCATCCTGCCCCGCGTCTACTCCGAGGCTGTGAGCGAGTTCGCCGAGGTCGTTGAGGTCGGTTTCGGTGAGACCTACGAGCTGACCATTTCCTCGAACGACATTCCCGTGTTTCAGGACAGCGCTTGGGGCGCTTCCCGCAGTGTGCCGCGCAATCGTTTCTACGATAAGCAGTACACCCTGAACCCCAGCCCCCGCACGGCGCAGATCAACGCCAAGTGGACACAGCTCGTCGGCAACAACGTGGACTTCGGTAAGTTCTTCGCCAACCTGTCCGCCGGTATGTATGCCAAGACGATGGGTCTGTGGAATGCGGCCATGACCGCCGCCATCGCTGACACCTCTCTGGTGCCTGCCAACCTGTCCACCACTTTCTCCACCCAGAACTGGGTCAAGCTGGCGAACCGTCTGAGCGCTGTGAACAGCACCGCGATCAGCAACATCTTCGCTCTCGGCTCCTACCCCGCTCTGGCGCAGGTTCTGCCCCAGGATGTGACCGGCAGCACCAACGTGAACATGGACGCCGCCATCGCTACCCTGCTCGGCGCGGACTACACCCGCACCGGCTACCTCGGCGAGTACATGGCCGTCATGCTCCGTCCGCTGATTGATGTCATCATCCCCGGCACCCAGAACACCACGGTCGATACCATGCTGCCCGATGACACCATCTACATGATGGCTGGCAATGGCCGCAAGCCTTTGACCATCGGCTACAACAGCGCCACCCCGATCACTCTGGAAGTCGATCCTTCCAAGTCCGGCGACATGGAGATGGCCATCAACGTGACCATCGCCCTTGATAGCGTAGCCGTGTTTGCGGATCATATTGGCGTTTGCACAATCTAACTCAGCGCAATGACAATAAAAGTAGGGGCGAGAGCCTCGCCCCTACTTGTCATAATATTTCCAAATAAAACCGCCACCAGTCTTGCATTTACCGCGAACGCAATTGGAGATCATCTTAAAGCTAATTCCGGTTACTTTTTGCGCCTCTCGCGCCGTTTCGTATGCGGCAATAAATTCTCCAGATGTGCTGTACTGAGCGATACACTTCCCACTTTTCTTGGGCCTGTGTGCATCGAGATTTGGAAGAACATCAACTCCAACGACATCTTCCGACTTATAGCAGATGAAGTTGCCACAAGTTTTGGTATCGCCCCTCATACACGCAGTTACATTAACGCCAGCAAACTCGGAGGCATCTTTTGCGCAACCAAAATCAGCAATACGCTTTCCCGTGTGTTTATCGAAAAGAACAACTGGGTTTACATGGTTGGCATTTGCACCAATAAAAACGCTCCGGTCGTTGTATACCTTCATTTCGCTTGGTGGTAATTGCGTAATGTCACCGACATCCACTTTGCGCCTAAAGTAGTATCCGCCACGAGGGCTTGCCCCCATGCGAGACCCAAGGGTGAGTGTGGCGCGGGGAAGCCCATAGAAAATCTCGGCATCTTTAAGGCAATCGAACTCCATCAGCTTTTTCCCATCCGATGAGAAAGAAACTACCCGCAAAGCAACAGGGGAATTTCCGCCAGTATTTGATTCAACGAGCCGCTGTCTGCCCGCATCGGAAAGACCACCTGCACTCAACCCTCCCTTCTGAATGTTATATCCCTTTTGAGGGTCGGTTAAGTCGTAGTATGCGATTAAGTCTTTTTCAATTTCTTCAGCTTCTTCTCTGGTGCAACCGTAAAAAAAGACTTCTTTTTTGAACGCATCCCAACCGTACTTCTTTATCGCTGCGTTAATGTGACTACTTCCGACATACTTATCGCTTCCTTTTGCTCGTGCGCTGATAGATCCTTGCCCAGTTACTCCCACATATTTCTTTCCATTAACCAGATTTGTATAGCAGTAAACAATGTAGCCGGGAAAGTGCATATGTACTGCATCTTCAAAATCATCGAACATCGCTATTTCCATCTGCTACCGCCTTTTTCAAAATGAGCATGATGTAGTTGTTCAACGACCGGCCATCCTCGTCAGCACGGCGCTGAAGCTCTGCTTTGAGCGCAACCGGAATACGGATAGAAAACGTAGCAAACTCGTCCTTCAAGATAACCACCCCTCTAAGTTATTTTCTAACTTATTATAACATATAAGAGGCCGATTCGTCAACGTCATTACATTATATATATCTTTAAAAAATGCTGTCATGGCGCAATGGTAGCGCAACGTCCTTGTAAGTCGTAGGTTGTAGGTTCGACTCCTACTGACAGCCCCAAGACATAAAGCAGAATGACACAAAAGCCAAAAAGGAGATTTATGTATGGCTAACTACGCAACCGCAAAAAAGGATGAGCTGATCGCTCTGGCGCAGGAGAAAGGCATTGAAGCGGACGCTTCCATGACCAAGGCGGAGATCATCGCCAAACTCGAAGAAGCGGAAAAACGTGATGAACTCACGGAAAAATCCACGGAAAAACGTGACGAAGCGGCGGAAATTCCTGCCGAAAAAGTGGAAGACCCCACGCTGAAAGCCCTGCGGGAGCAGAACGAAATGCTCCAGAAGCAGATGGAACAGCTCCAGGCACAGTTGCTCGCCATGCAGAAGCCGCAGGTCATTCAGGTGGCCGCTGACACGGAGCGCGTGTATTTCCTGTGGCAGGCGGAAGTAGCCGACTACAACCTCGTGACCTTTGGCCCCGGCGGTATGTACGGCAGCATCACGGGCAAGACCGGCACCTTCAGCGTTCCGAAGAACGAACTGAGCCGCATCCTTGACAACCGCACCCGTGGCTTCATCCAGAAGCGGTGGCTCATCGTTCTGGACGGTCTGACCGATGACGAGCGTGAGAGTCTGGGCGTTGCCTACAAAGAGGGCGAGATCCTTGACCGCAAGGCATTCGAGCGCATGGTGGATATCCCCAAGGATGCTATCTGCGAGATCTACAGCAAGCTTTGTCTGAGCCACAAGGAGATGGTCGCTCGCCGTTTCTACGAGGCGTGGACGAACCGCAACGAGAATGTGACCCGCGACAAGGTTCTGGCGCTGCGGCGCATTACCAAGGATATGGGTCTGGACATTCAGGCGTTCCAGCAAATCCTCAAGGAAATGAACGCCAACGAAGAGGAGGAATAATCCAATGGCAGTGAAACCTATGAACATGGCTGGGTCACTCAGCGGTCTGAGCACCGACGAGAAGCCCACGACCGGCGTGTATCAGGGGACATCGTTCACTGAGCTTGATACGGGGGATGTCTATATGTACGAAAGCGAATCCGGCTGGACAAAGCAGTTCTCCCTTCAGGGAGGCGGCGGTGGCGGCGGAGGCGGCGGAGCCTCTGGCATGGTCGTGGAATTTGAGTATGACGATACGGACGGCAACTATCGGTTCGTCAGCACGACTCCTGCCGCCGATGTGATCGCCGCCTATGTCGCGGGGACTCCTGTAGTGTTCTACATCCCCGGCACTGTCTCGTATGGCGTAAAAGAGGGGTATATCACGCCCGTCAGCTATGCTCCTGCACAGGAATACTACGGCAATGAAGAACCAGCACAGTTCGCCTGCTCGTCAAGCGTCCAGTTCGGCAACATCGCCAACAGCTTTACCGTCGATGCGTCGGGGTATCTGGAAGTAACCATCTACGTTGATTGATTTGCGGAGGAAACCCTTATGATTAACCAAGACTTTATCATGGGGTACGGTGCAGGAAAGACCGCAGGAGGTGGCGGCGGTGGCAGTGGAAACATCGCTGTCGTTGAAAAAAACATAACCGCCAACGGCGATTATACTGCACCCTCCGGAAAAGCGTTTTCGCCCGTCCATGTCAATGTGCCTGCCACTTACCCATATCCGACTTATGGGACAGTAAAAGTGGTAAGCAAGGTGAGCTATGAAGTGCAGGTCACAGGTTACGCTATAGCGCAGCTCCCCAGCGGCGAATATGTTTTTGAGCCGTCACCCACGCCGACGCGCATTTTACATAACCATAGCGAAGATTTTATTTTCCCGGTCAACCAAAGTGGACAGCAGAGCGGTTATCTTCATGTTCGCGCGGCATCTGTTGCAAATATGGTTTTTGACGACGGTGGTGTAAACCCTATTGACCGATATGTAGACTCATCTAATCGCGCAGTGATAGTCCGGGTCGAAAACAGCGAAAACGTCGAAAACTATACCGTTACGATTCAACCCTCG